ATTCGCATACACCCCACCAAGCGGATTTGTTGCGCTGAACACCTACAACCTGCCAACGCCGACCATTCAGAGTGGCGCGGCCTATATGAACCCGGTGCTGTACACGGGCAATGGCTCCACGCAGAGCATTACAGGCCTGGGATTTAAGCCGGACTTTGTTTGGGTGAAGAACAGGAGTAACGCCATCGGCAGCGCGCTGTATGACTCCGTGCGCGGAGCTACCAAGAATATACCGTCTGATTCCTCATCGGGAGAAAACACGGACGCGACGGGCCTGACCGCATTTAACAGCGGGGGATTTAGCGTTGGTTCTTTTTCAAAAGTAAACAACAGCGGCAACACATACGTTGGCTGGAACTGGTTCACAAACGGTGGGTCGTCATCATCCAACACCAGCGGCTCCATCACCAGCACGGTCTCGGCCAACACAACGGCAGGTTTTAGTGTTGTCACCTACACGGGAACGGGCGCTAATGCGACCGTGGGGCACGGGCTGGGCGTTGCGCCAAGCATGGTGATGGTGAAGAGAACTTCTTCAACTGCCAGCTGGGGTGTGTACCACATATCCACCGGCAACACGACTTACATGGCGCTTGACGTCAGCAATGCAGCAGCCACCAGCGCCACTTACTGGAACAACACGTCCCCAACCTCCTCAGTATTTAGCGTTGGAACGGCACTATCAGTAAATGGCTCGGGCTCAACCTATGTCGCCTACTGCTTCGCCCCCGTTACGGGCTACTCCGCATTTGGTTCCTACACGGGCAACGGGTCTGCCGATGGGCCATTTGTGTTTACAGGGTTTAGGCCAAGATTTGTTTTAACAAAGAGGACGGACAGTGCAACCGGCGGAAACTGGCAAATGCATGACACAACAAGGGCAACATATAATGTTGTCGGCCCATATTTACGAGCTGATTCTACTGCCGCAGAAGTGTCTGCGGCCGTAATAGACATTCTATCTAACGGCTTCAAGATGAGAACCACCGACAATGGATGGAATGCCTCTGGTGGAACCTACCTCTACATGGCCTTTGCCGAAAATCCTTTTAAAGTGGCTCTCGCCCGCTGACACAACGGAGATATAAATGTTTTTACTTAACGGACAACCACTACCGCTCGACATCGAGTTCACGGACGCTGACGGCAACCGCTACCCCGCCACCTGGCTACGCACCTCCACTCTAGAGGAAAAGGCCGCCGTCGGGATCACGGAGGCCCCAGAGCCAGAGCGTTACGATGACAGGTTCTACTGGGGTGTTGGCAACCCCAAGCAGCTCGACGACCTAGAGGTCACCCCAGAGGGCGGCGAGTCATACACGCAGAAGGGTCTTAAATCTAGCTGGGTGGCGCAGATCAAGGACACCGCAGGCAAGCTCCTCGCCCAGACCGACTGGATGGTGATCCGCAAGGTGGAGAGGAGCGTCGACGTGCCGGAGGACATCCGGGCCTACCGCGCCGCGGTGGTCCAGGAGGCGAGCAGGCTCGAGCAGGCCATCCTGGCGTGCGGGGACGTCGAGGAGCTAGTCGCCACGGTCGGCCAGCAGAACTGGCCGCTCAGCAACCACATCTTCGGAGGGTAAGTAAATGCCAATCATCCTAGACGGCACCAACGGCGTCACGTTCCCCAACGGGGTCACCATGTCCTCGGGCACCTCCGCGCCCGTCACGGTGGCCCAGGGCGGCACGGGCCAGACCACATACACCGACGGGCAGCTGCTCATCGGCAACAGCACCGGCAACACGCTTACCAAAGCGTCACTGACGGCCGGCAACGGAATTTCTGTAACAAACGGCTCCGGCGCCATAACCGTAGCAGGCACGGGCTCGACCCTAAACTCCCAAACCGGAGCCTATGTTCTCGCGGCATCAGATGCTGGAAAAACAATTTCTATTACAACAGGCGGCGTCACCGTCAACAACTCCGTATTTAGCGCCGGAAACATTGTCACCATTTACAACAACTCTGCGTCAAGCCAAACAATCACGCAGGGGGCTGGTTTAACCCTGCAATGGGCCGGCCAATCATCTTCAACCACCGGCAACAGAACGCTTGGCCTGTACGGGATCTGCACCGTAGTATTTATCAGCGCGTCTAATGCAGTTATTTCTGGTGCTGGCTTAACTTAAGATGACCATACAACAGGCTTTTTTTCTTGCTGGCGGACCGGGAAGGGTTACAATTAACCTTACAATATCCTCATCAACGGCAAACTACAATATATTTAATAGCAAGGGCGGAACTTACGTTGCTGGAAAATCGGACATAGTTCTTACTATTGGGTCATCGGCAACCGTTTATTCTTCATCTAGCGGCTCGCCGGCCCTAAGCACCGGAACCGGATTTACCGCTGGAGACACAATTTCAATTATTAACGATGGAATCATTGTCGGGTACGGCGGAACTGGTGGGGGTGGCGGTGGTGGATATGGAAGAGGGGCACCGGGAGGCTCCGGCAGCACCGGGTTCTACGCACAGTACGCGATAACCATGACGAACAACAACAGAATCGCCGGCGGTGGGGGCGGTGGGGGCGGTGGCGGCGGCGGAGTTAACGACTGCCAAGGAACAATGGGTGGCTCTGGAGGCGTTGGAACTGGATACCCGGGCTACTTAACCAGTCCGCAGGGCGGCGGTGGTGGAGGCCCAATGGCTGGAGATGGCGGTTCTGGTGGGGCATACGGAAGTAGCGGCTCGGCGGGCAGTGCGGGCTTGAGTCCAGCCCCCGGTGGAGGAAGTGGGGGAGCTCCCGGAAACTGCATCGTCGGAAATTCATTTATCACCTACGTTGCAACCGGCACTCGTAACGGCCCAATATCTTAAAGGAAGCAAGGACAAATGGAATACACAATCAGAAAATTTAATGAATCAATTGGTCAAATAATCGTGGAATATCGGGGCGCATCCTTTGCGATCGACCTTCCCATAGACGAAAATAAAAACTACCCCATCGGGGCGGAGCTTGACTCGCTAATTAAACAATTTCTGCCGCTAGGGTACTTTGAAAGATTAGATGAAATTGCCGCTGGCGTTAATAATGCGGACTCAATTAAATCTCTAGTCATTCCGCACCCAGAGCCTGAGCCGGCCCGGCAGGCAGAACAGCCAGCCACGATGGGAACGCAGACGCTGTAATCCAAAACAAAGAGGAAAAGTAGATGCTCCCATTAGCTATCCTCGAGCTCGGCGCGAAACTCCTAGAGCGTGTCATCCCAGACACCGAGGCACGGGCCAAGGCGCAGGCCGAACTTCTTAAGGCCAGTCAGGATCAAGAGTTTCAGTTAGCCCTCGCACAGATTGAAGTTAACAAGGTCGAGGCGGCGTCGTCCAACTGGTTCGTGTCTTCGTGGCGCCCGGCGGTGGGGTGGATATGCGTATGTGGACTTGCCTACAACTTTATTATTTACCCCTTGATGCTCTGGTTCGCATCGGCCTTTCATGCTGGTTTTGTGCCCCCTCCTTTATTCTCGGAGAACCTGATGGAGCTGGTTTTGGGGATGCTTGGGCTTGGTGGCTTGCGGACCGTTGAAAAGATTAAGGGAGTAACCAAGTGAGCGTGGTTGACGAGCAGAACGAATTCCTAAAGGATGTCTGCCAGCTAATCACCAAGGCGCAGGACATGGGCTTCCAGGTCACCGGAGGGGAGCTCTACCGCACAGCCGAGCAGCAGGCAATCTACGTCCAGAAGGGGCTGAGCAAGACCCAGAACAGCAACCATTTACGCCGTCTGGCAATTGACCTAAACTTCTTCAAGGACGGCAAGCTCGTCCAGACCAAGGCCGACGTCCAGCCCCTGGGCGACTTCTGGCAGAGCCTCAGCCCAAAGAACCGCTGGGGCGGCAACTTCACCACCATTTTAGACACGCCACATTTCGAGAGGAACGCATGACCGCCGACACAACCAAGTACACCTTGGACGCCATGTCCATCGCGACCGTGGTGGGCACCCTGATGGACGTTTTGCCCGCCGTCGCGGCCCTGTTCACCATCGTCTGGACCGCCATCCGGATCTACGAGACCGACACCGTGCAGTCCATAATTCGGCACTACAAGGCAAAAAAGTAGCAAATTCTTGCATAAGTAGTGGTAGGCGCACCACCAACACCCCCAAAGAGGACACCGACATGGAAGGCTTCAAGGCAAACCCCAAGATGAAATCAGAGCTCGCCTGCTACAAGGAGGGCGGCTTCGTGACCAAGAAGGAGATGAAACGCGAGGAGCGGGCCGAGGAGGCCAAGGACATGGAGCTCGACAAGAAGATCGCCAAGAAGGCCATGGCCCAGCACGAGGCGGCCAAGCACAAGGACGAGGAGAAGACCGAGCTCAAGCTCAAGAAGGGCGGCCGCTCCAAGAAGGAGGCCGGCACCGTCAAAAAATACAAGGCTGGCGGCGCCATCGAGATGAAGAAGGACGCCGGCGACAGGGACGACATCAAGAAGGTCAAGCAGGCCAAGCCCAAGAAGGCCAAGGCCCCCTCCGCGGCCACCTCCAAGATGCCCGAGTTCCTGCGCGATAAGATCAATGAGAGCTCCGGCGACGAGGACAAGATGTCCATGCCCCAAATGGCCGGCGGCGGCGTGATGGGCATGTACGACGACGGGCTGAAGGGCCGCGCCATGCTGGCCGGATCCTCCGGCCTGGGCCAGGCCCTGGACACCGGCCCCCTCGGCGGCGCGGCGCCCCTGGGCTCCATGCGCAACGTCAACATGACGCCCCAGGAGGCGGACCTCCTGCGCGGCCTGCAGGCCGTCGGCAGCTACTGCGGCGGCGGCAAGGCCTACTGATGAGCAAGAAGAGCCCGACCAGGCTGCCGGCGGTGCCAAGGCAGCCCACGGAGCCGTCGGACGAACCACGAAAGGACTGAGCATGCCAATGGTATCGAAGGCCCAGGAGCGGGCCATGTACGCGGCCTCCGAGGGCAAAAGCACCCTGGGGATCCCCAAGAAGGTCGGCAAGGAGTTCGTGAAGGCCGGCCCGGCCAAGAAGAACCTGCCCGAGAAGGTTA